TAAATGAGGAAGAGCCGGAAGTGTTTGCCATATTAAGTCATCTTTCCACGGGTTTTACCACGTTGAGCTATACCATCGGCACGGCTGGAAGCTGTAACTTTACCGCCTTTTGCTTTTTTTTCAACCATACCTTTAGGTAGCGGAGCCTCGTCTTGAACGGTGTAATCTCTTTCGCCCCTTTTAATAGCTTCGCGTTCAGCTGCGATAGATCGGCTGAGTCCCTTCCCTTTAGCTTCGTATTCTTTGGGCCCGGGGTATGAAATACCAGACTGATTTAGAAACGGAACTAAATTCATTGCACCTGTTGCATATGCCTTCAATTTTGTTGAAGTTTTGCCGTGTTCTTTTTCATCGTCCTCTAGCTTGCGCAAATCACTGATATCAGTTGCTTTACCCATTATCGAAACCCCGCTGTTTTTTTTGCAATCGTTTTGGGTTGAGCTACAAACTGTTTCCCGGCGGCTTTCCCGGCTCGCTTGGCTTTTGTCGTTGCAGCGTACTCCGAAGAGCTAAGAGATTGTATGGCTTTCTCAGGCAAGTACCGCTCCCCCGTCTTGGAAGACGGTTTACCAGACTTGGTGCGCCATTTTTGGTCGCCCCAGTCTTTAAGGGATTTTTGCGGTGCCTTCATATCAGTCTTTGTATCCGCCGCCAGCAGCCTTGTAGCGTTTAGCCATCAATTGACTTTTTCTGGCTGACCACTGACCTGCGCCTGTACCTTGAACTGCGGAAGCTTTAATGCTGTTGAAAATACGTTTACGGAGCTCAGGCTTTGTGTAGTTACCAGCTTCATTGACCTTGCCGCCTTCAGCCATTTGGACGGCTTTAGATTTGGGCACTTTCTTAGGGTTTATGGCCCCCATGCCACGGCTGGGCATCATGGTTACACCATCCGGCCTTTTGTGTGGCCCTTAGAGATGCAGCCATCCGCACGAGTAACACCACCAGACTTAAAGCGCTTACCCATTTCGGTTCGAGTAGTAGGCGCTTTCTCCGCTGCTTTTTCAGCTTTGCGGTCAGCCATGATCTGCTTCATGTCATCGGTAGGTGGCGCATCAGTGCCACTAGAACGAGCTTCTTCTCTGGCTTTTTTTGCCCGAGCTTCTGCGTCAATTACTGCTTGCTTTGTATCATCCATGATTAGCACATCCTTCCGCGAGTTTTGCCTTTGGTAGCGATACCATCAGCACGTTTAGAAGCTGACACAACGCCGCCTTGAGCCTTAGAGACCGGAGGTTTGTTGCGGTTTGCCATTTGCTCCATGTTCAAAATTGCTTGTTTTTGGCGTTGATCAACTAAAGCCTTTGCAGCAAACTCCTCACGGAGTTGCGCTAACTTTTGTTTAATTTCTTCAGACGGCTGCGCCATAGCTACATCATCTTCCCACGAGTTTTACCACGTTGGGCAATACCGTCGCCGCGTTTAGAGGCCGAAGCGGTCATACCACCGTTTTTGTATCCTTCTTCCTTGAGGCCTCGGCGCTCACCTCGGAGACCTGCCGCACGTTGTTTCATGCCAGCTTGTTCTGATAAATAAGCATCGGCATCCGTGAGCTTGTCGCCTATGTACTGTCCGGCTCTTTTTACATACGCGGCTGGAGTTCCGAGGACACCACTCAATCCACTGGCTTCTTCCTGACGTTCCCGACCTTTTTTACGGCCATAGTCACGTCCTTCTTCTTCTGCTCTTTTGCTTCTTTCGGAAAGTATGGAATCTATGGAATCTGAATCAGACTCTGTAGATTTTGGTGCAACTTTTTTGGTCGCCATCGATGGCCTTTTCATTCCCGGTAATCCACCGCTTCTTGGCATTCCAGATCCATCGCTTGGAGATCCATAACGCGGCTCACTTGGCATTTGACTTATTTCTTCAGTGTCCATGCCACCAGCAGCAAATTTGCGTTTTTTCATGATATTTCCTTAGCAGGCTCTGCCGCCAGATTTCATCTTAATCATTGTGCCTTGGGTCTTACCCTTGACAGCAACACCATCGGGCTTAGAGTTTGTTTTAACAGAGCCCATCTTGGTCATGCCGCCGCTTTTCATGCCCATTTCGGACTTCTCGTGTTTGATCATGGATTTAGGAGCACCAGCTTTTTTCATGAAGCCGATTTCTTTTTTTACCATTGCTTTGGATTCTTTCATATCACCACCTTTTGAAAAAAGTTCACTCTTACCTTGATTTGTATCAGGCCTGTTTACCACTTGGGAATCTGCGCGAGTTTTGGAACTTCCAAATTTCGCGCCCTTACTTGCCTTACTGAAATCTTTGGCTACGGATACAGGAACACCAACCTTCTTGGCAAACGCCGGGTTGTGTGCTGCGGCATCCATAAACCGCTTTTGCTTGTTACTTGTCGCTGGCATCATTTCCCCGCTTGAATAAGCTGATCAATCTTTGCTTCAAGCTTGTTAAAGCGCTGGTCAATGTGGTCAGTAATTCGCTGAACTTCTGCTTGAGTAACTGTATCACGGGCAATCTCCTCGCGGGTTATGTTTAAAAGACGCTCAACACGCTTGGTATCTTCACCAATTTCTTTCATTTGAGCAAACTTTTCTTTGACAAATAGACCAAAAATCCCCATCAAAACAGAGAGGACTGCTGACCAAATTGTGCTTAGTTCCATATCAACATTTCCATCTTGCTAGCGAAGCAGCCTTACGAGTAGGCTGACCCTTTTCATCTTTCATTGGCCCCGGCATACCAGACATACGGGCACAGAATGACTTCTTGCGTGCACCGCCTTGTGGCTGTGGCGCTTTAAGATTTGACCCTGTAGCCGCGTTGTACTTGGCACGGCCTTTGGCGGTCAACCCAGCCCCTTTAGAGACCGGCAGCTTTTCGCCGCGACCTACTGCAAGGGATGGGGTTTTCTTAGCCATAAAACACCGTGATATGTGTGTTGGCTCCCAAGAAAAGGCGTATGCCGTGATGGGCAAGAATACCTTCGCCGGGAATCGTCACACTGTATCCAGTTTGATTTGATGCGTCCAATTGCAGCAGCACGTCGTTGTATACGGTGACATTTCCGCTGGCCGCACCCGAATTCGCAACAGTGACAGTAAACGTATTTGCAGTGGCGGCTGTTTGGACTTGGTACGGGTTATCCGTCAAATCCCAGTCCAGATAAACCCAATCGCCAGCCCTTAAACCATGATTAGCCGCTGTAATTGTCGCCGTAGTAGTGGCTCTTGCGTAAGTTCCGCTGATACTGATGTTATCAACCAAAACGGTGTACTCTGTAGCACCAGAAAACGGAAAAACAACCGCGCCTTTAAGGCGAGTACGGTACGGAACCATCAAGCCGGAAACTCCGCCGTGCTGTGATTTAACGTCGTATTGCATTGCCATAATCAATCTCCTTTAAAAACGGGGCCGAAGCCCCTTGAGTTGATTAAGAGTCTGCAAACGGTGTAGCGACAGTGCCGGATCCAATAACATTTCCAGTCACCATGTACTTGTCAGCAGCAATCGCCACAATCTGAACCCATGTACCAGCAACGCCGCCGGTAGTTGTACCGTTCAAGTTGATGAAGTCATTGGAAGAGCCGTTAGCAGAGAAAGCAACCACAGCACCAGATGTGTCTGAATCAATAGACATTACAGCGCCGACGTACAAGTCACCAGAAGCGGCGGTAACACCGATTTTCAACGAGCTAGTGGAGATAGTTGTAGGCACCCAGATGGTGTAGACAACGCCTTCGTTGTTGATTGTGTTGGGATCTTGGCCGGGGCCAGACGTGGTCGGGTTGGTCGAAACATTGATTGCGGGGAGCGTCAATGTGAGTGCAGCGGCCAAAGAGCCACCGACAGAAATGATGCGGCCACCGTGAGCTTCGGGGCTTAGTGTGGTGCTGGTTGTAATTTCAACAACAGCGGCTGGGCCTTGTTGATAGATACCGCCCAATGAACGAACTGGGCCTTGAAACGTAGTGCGTGCCATAATTTTTCCTTACATGCAAGTTGGGTGTATCTATCTGCATGTCGTCAGCCGGAACTGTTAGATACACCGGAAAGTCCGGATTAGCTGCAATATATCACTTTATTTGGGTGTGTGCAACAAATAAAAAGGGCCCCCGAAGGAGCCCTCTTTAATAAGCCCGAGGGCTTAGGTCGAACCGGACGAACCGAACATACCCAATGGATCAGACCAGCCGAAGCTGTAACGCTCACGAGACTTGTAACGGACGTTACCTGTATCGAAGTCACCATCCATGTTGGTGCTCAACGGTGTACGCACAAAGTGCTTCAATCCGTTAGGCACGTCCGTGCAGATGAACCAAGCGTTGGTGTCAGTCAAATAGTTGTTGACGGTGTAACCCCCGGGGATTGAACCGTTGTTATTCAACGCATTGATGTCGTTGTCAGCAGTGCCAGTACGGAGGCTGGTTTCCAATAAGCGAGTAGCAACGAATTGCAACGCAGGTGGAACAATCAACTTCCGTGGCTTTGCAGCAATCAACAGACCACGCTCATCCGTCCAAGCGGCGATCTGAATAACAGAGGCTTCCAAAGAAGTCTCGTTCAAATCAACTTGGGTCGAAGGAGTGTTGGAGTTGACACCACCGCCTACGGTTGGGTGCGAAGTGCTAAACAAAGGAACGCCATCACCGCCGTAATAAGCGGAAGAGTTGGTGAAACCATTGTTCAGAACAGCCGCAGCCTTGGTCTGCTTGGTATACGCCATAGCGCGAGCCAGCGACTTGGTGTAGCGTGCAGACAAGCTGTCATACAGATTGTCTTCAATCGCTTCTTCAGTAATACTGAAGCCAAGGGCGATGGTTTCGTGCGTGTAGCGAGTAGAGAAAGCTTCCTGCGCGTTGTCATAAGCGATGGCAGAGCCCTCGTTCTTGACAGGTGCAGCACCAAAGCCGGATAGCTTGGTTTCTTCCTCAAAGGAACGCTCAGAGGTTTCAGTCTCGTAGATTTCCTTGTGTTGCTCGCCGTAACGGGCGTACTCCATACCGAACAAAGCGTTCAGACCGGGGAGAAGTTCTTTAAGTAGTTGTGCGCGTGAAATAGCCATGATTTAGCTCCTTACAGACCGACGTTGTTTAAATACGAGTGGGCACTGGGGTTGAACTTAACCAACACATCAGTGAACGCGTCGCCGATTGCCGAGAAGCCTTGAACCTCAACAAAGCCCACAATACGGAAAGCCGCAGCAGTGGTTTGCACTGTAGCGTCCAAAGCGCTGGTTGAGTTACCAGTTGTAGTGGAACCTGTGCTGGTGCTTTGTACAGCGGCAAAGAAGGTGTTAGTGCCCAAAACTGTTTGAGCTCCAGAACCATCTAGCTGTGCTTGGAACGCAACGCTTGGGTCAGTAATAACCTTAGCTGTTACCACACCGGTTGTGCCGGAGGGGTAGTACTGAGAGTTAATCACTTGACCTTGTGCATTGACGTACTGGCAACCGACGAAAACGCCGATTGCACCGATGCCACTGCCGCCAAGGTTGTTGGTCGTAATGTCTGCACCAGTGGCGGTAGAGATAGCTAAATAGCCGTCCGCGCCAATAATGACCACCTGACCATAGAAAATATTGGTGGCTTCGCCAGCAGGGTCAATCAGAAAAGTCTGAGTTGCACCAGCATAAGGCATGCCATCAATACGGTTAATGGGACGTAGCCCATAGGGAGAAGCTGTAGCTGCCATTTAATGACTCCTAAAATTTATGTACCAGAACCGAAAGTGACTTTCGATTTTTTATCGACAATCATCGACATATTAGATCGAGCGTCCCTCTCGCGGAGGAAAGTGTTGTCCACTGACTCCATCTGCATTTTGTTTTTGTCATCGTAGTATTTCATACGCTGTTCCAACAATTCAGACGGGATGCGGCAGAGCAACAAACCACCCACTTCGATGTTTCCTTTGAAACGACCTTCAGTGGAAGCGTGCATCATGAGCTCCGGATAATCCTCTGCTTTGCAGGGCTCGTATCCTTCGCGTAACTTGGATGAGATATTTCCGGGATCAGCTACACCTAATGTTGAGATACGCACCCAACGAGGTGTCCAACCGGGCCGAGGGTTTGGTGATGGCAAAGTTTCGGGTGCACGCCAAACCATAGGGCGTTGCTCTGTTTCTCTGCTTTCAACCTCACGACTTTTACGATTTTGCTGTTCCATTATTCATTCCTTCCAAGTAAAGCAACCTGTTTTGCATACTGCTCTGGGGTAATCCCAAGTTTACGAGCTAACGAAACTTGAGACGCCTTTAGCTTAATGCGACTGGGCGGAGTGCTACGTGCTGCCGAAGCAACAACATTAGCAGGTTTTGAGGCACGGTGTGGAGGTGTTTCCTCTTCAACCGGTTCTGACTGATTTTGGGAAGGATCGTCATCATCCTCATAGCTCCCGAAATTCTCGGGGAATCTTTTACGCATGACTTTGTCGATTGTTTTGAAATAATCGTCTGTGCCAATATAGTCAGCACCATATTGCTTTTGCAGTTTTTTGTCAAGGCCCATTGCAGACATAGTCATTTCTTCGTCAACGCCGAACCATTCGGAGTTTTCGGAAATCCATGCCTGCGTCTTTGGGGCAACCTTATTTGGTTGTCGAGCTGGCGGGGGATCGTCATCCGAGGATTCAATTGGTCTCATGGACTGAGCCCGCTCTATTTTCATAGTTGCTTTAGTAACCTCTTCTTGAGACGTTACCATGCCATCTGAATCGCCTGCTTCAAAGGCTTCTTTCATTCGTTTCTTGGCGTTATCAAGTTCCATCTGAGCAGAGCTTTTGTTCTGCTC